AGAATCCGCAGGAGACGTTGAACTGTCGTTGTACAGCACGGCGTAGCGGAACGGGCCGAAGCCTGCGCCGGAGCCCGTCCATACGATCTCGGTGCCGCTCACCGTCGTGGTGCCCGACACCTCGGCGATCGTGATCGTCGTCGTCTCACCGCCTGTAGTGTAGCCGCCGCCGTTCGCGATCTGCGTGATGTCGGTCAGGATGGTGTTAGCCGCCGTTGGCGCGCTGTTCGTGAGCACGACCTTGAACGTGTTAGCGTCAAAGTCGTGAACGCCACGCACGAGCTGTTCGCTGAAGTCGTTAAATTTATTCCAGGCGCTTGTTGCCATCAGCCCACCTCAACGCCGACGATTCGGCCTTTCTCGCGCACGATGCGCTTCGGTTTGGATATTGCCGCAATCGCGGCCTCTGCGTTCTTCTTGTTCGACTCGACGAGCGACTTAATCGCCGACTGGATCTCATCGCTGGCGCTGACGAGCTGCTTAGCGGCGTCGCTAAGGAACTCCTCCGCCGCTTTCAGCTCTCGCATCTGATCGCTCATCTCGACCATCTCGCCTGCCGCGCGTTGTGCTGCGTTGAACTTCATAGCGGTGTCGATGCGCAGGTTCTCGAGCTCGAGTAGCCGCTTCTCGCGTTCGATTTCGTCCTCCTCGTCCTCTTCCTTCTCCATCTCCGGCCCCTCCCCTGCCGCCAACATGATCGCAGGCGGGCGTTCGGAAGGCATTGCAGGAGCAGGGGAGGGCGCTACACCTTGCAGCTTTGCCAGCTCCGTCGCCGTCTTGGCTTGCGTCAGCTCGGCGTCGGCGATGGTGTTGAGCACGTCCGCGCGCGCCTTTTCCGCCTTGGCCACCGCCTCTTCGGCTGCGGCTTGCAGGTAGATCGCGTTGGGATCGGTCGGTTGTTCCTGACCTGCGAGCGCCGCCATCTCCTCGATCTCGGTCTCGGTCGGCTTGACGACGCCCATGCTGACCAGGCGCTTGCGGAAGAAGTCGCGCACGTCGGCGATGCCGTCCGCTTCCATGTTCATCATCGAGAGCGCTTGCAATACCTGCTGCGTCTCGGGATCGGACGTGATCGACATCATGCCGGTGAGGGCGCGCACGGTCGCCGCCTTCTGGCTGGAGCTCGACGGGCCGACATCCGCCACCACGTCGAACTTGGCGCGGGACAAGTCGTTGTCGAGCTCGAGACGCCCCGTCTCCTCGTCCACCCGCGGGCGCATGAGGACGACCTGCTGCATCTCGTTGGCGGAATCGACGCCCTTCATGGCGCGATCTTCCTCAACGTAGACCTCCTGCGCCATCGAGAGCCAAATCTCGCCGCAGCGCTTCATCGCCTTGGCGAAGTTCGAGACGTAGATAAACGTCTGGTTGTCCAGCCGCTGCTGGATCATCTCGACAGCTTTGCCCGAGATGTTCGAGACGATCTTGTCGCCCTCGCCCTGGTTGCCGAGGATGTCCTGCATATCCACTTCGGTGAGCTGCAAAAGCGCGGCCATTGCCGGCGGGATTGCCGGACTACGGGTATAAGCGACGGGACCGACTGCCTGCTGGCTGCCGTCGGGCGTCGTGATCGGGTTGATGAGCAGGTAAGGATAATTCTTGAGGTTATCCTCAGCCCACTGGATCTGATGACCTGCGACCTGCTCCGGCACCATGATCGGCTTCTCGACGCTTGAGAGCGCCGAGATCTCGCCGAGTTTCGAGAGCTGCATGTTCTTGAGCCGCTGCGCGTCCTTCGCCAGGCGCACGTGGCCCATGCAGCGCTCGACGTTATCAACAAACCAGCGCTTGCCGAATACCGGCACGATCGGAATGCACGTTCCTGCGATGTAGCCGCAGTCCTCGAGCACGCGGCCGCCGGAGAGAATGTACTTGTGAACGCGCCGCTTCTTGATGCGCCGCTGACGTACCTCGGTCGAGCCAATGGCGAGCAGCGTTGCTTCCAGCTCCTCGTCCGCGTCAAAGTCGGCTTGCGTGTACCGCTCCTCGTTGCCGCCGATGTCACGCCACATGCGCAGCAGCTCGGACACCTCCTCGACGACGTAATACTCCGCGACATACACCACGTCGGGCGTATCCCAGTCGAACTCGGTCTGCTGGATCTCCTTCGGCCAGTCGGACGGACTATCGCCGTACTGCGCCTTGTACGCCTTGCGTGTCATGGACGACACGACGAAGCAGTGCTTCGCGTCCGCCTTGTCCTGGCGCTTAGAATCGAGATCGAAAAACACGGACGAATCAGCGTCATAGATCGGCTCGATCATAATGCGCTGGTGTTCGTTCTCGGGGTCGTACTCATCCTCGTAGCAGGTCCGCAGCCGCCAGGCGCCGAAGCCGCCGCCGACCGCCTCCTCGAAGGCGTTGTCGTAGGCCTCGTTTGCGACGCTATCCTGCTCGTCCGCACGGAAGAGCATGTCGCACGTGTCGGCAAGGCGGTCGTTGATCGCGCCGTCCTTAGCAACAAAGTCGACGGTGACGCGGCTGTTGCGGTACTCGTTGATGATGCGAATGACCGCGAGGTGAACCTTGTTGACCTCAAAGCGCGGCTTGTTCTCGAACTGGTAACCGAGCGGGCCTTCCCATTGCGCGCCGCTGATGCTGTAGAAGCGCCGATCCTGCAAGCATTGCAGCCGCTCGTCACGAAGCGCCGACTGGATGTCGTCAAATTGCGACATTGCATCCTGGTGGAGCTTGTCGAGACGCTCGCTCTTTGTCATTCGGACCATTCGGTCACCATCGGTTGGCTATCGGAATCGGCGTCACCACGGCGGGCGTGGCTGAGACCTTCGCCCGGCGCACGCCCTCGAGCGCATATCGTAACGCATCAATGCAGTGATTGTCGCGGTCAGCGAGCGCAGGTAAGACCATGCCTGTCAACGGGTCCGTCTTGTAGCTGTAGAGCGACAGCTCGTCGATCAGATGCTGGCAGCGCGGGTGAACGACGATATCGAAGCTCTTCAGCCACTCGATGCCTTCCTCGACCGACTTCGGACCCTTCACCGCGGGCAGAATCTTCGGGAAGCCGTGCCGCCGCATGTGGCTGATGGTCTCGGGACGCGCCGAGTCCGCGATGATCGGCCAGCGCTCGGCGTCCGGCACCGTCATAAACAGATCGGGCGTCGACGTGATCTCGCAGCCGACCATGTATGCCTCGTAGTCGACGTACAACGTCCTCCCAGCGATGTAGCAGCGCACCAGCACCGTAGGGTCGACTGCGAATCCCCAGTCCGCCCCAAGCCGGTGTATGGCGTCTGGCGGGGCCTCGAACTCCTCGATGCGCCAGTTGCGGAACACGCGCGCCTCGCTGTTGGTCAGATACGACCCCATCCAGACGTGGCTGTACTTCTCGGGGTCGCGTGAGCGGTCGTATTCCATCTCGGCCTTCAGCTCATCCGGGAACCACGGGTTGTCCGTGTAGTTCACCTCTCGGATGATCGATTCAGGCGGCGGAACCTCACCGCGCAGCAGCGCGTCGACCGGATCGCTCGCCTGGTTCGGGTTCCAGGTAAACCAAAGCTCGGACCCGCCCTTTCGCATCGTCGGGCGTAGGAGATCAAGACTGCGCTGGCTTAGGCTCTGCGCCTCTTCAACCCATGCGCAGTCGTAGCCTTCAAGCGACTTGATGCTGTCCGCCGTGTGGTTCTGCATACCCTGGAAGATAATCAAGCCGTCACCGTGCTTCGACTTGATGACCGACTCCTGAACCTCGAAGTAAGCGCCTGCGCCCATCTGCTCAATCTTGAGCTCTAGCAGGCGCTTGACCGACTGCGCCAGGCTCTTCTGCACCTCGCGCACGCATACCGTGCGCCGCCGCTGGTCCATGAGATGCGCCTCGACGACCATCTCGGCGAAGAAGTGCGACTTCCCAGATCCTCGCCCGCCATGCGCGCCCTTGTAGCGGGAGGGTTGCAGGAACGGGAGGCCCCATTCTGGCGTTTGGATCTGGAGCGTGCTCAACGCTTAATCACGCGCTCGATCTTTCGGATCTCAATCGGCGCGCCATCAACGCCCGTGTGCTCGTGGTGCTGAACCTCCTTCCACCGCATCTGCGTCTTGCTCCACCAGATCGCCGCCGCCGTATCACCGGCCATGACCTTCTGGAACAGCGTCTTGCCGACCTGCCCGTTTGCCTTCGCCTTGCCGGACATCAGCTCCTGGGCGAT